ATTTAATCTTAACAAAATTGTAATACATAAAATACATAATTACTTAAATACAGTTAGGCAATTATTTATTATTAATGACAATAAAACATTTGGTTATTTCTGGAGGAGGACCCATTATGGTTCAAGTTTTAGGAGCCATACAACATCTTGAAAACAATGGCTTTTTAGATATGACAAATATTGAAACAATATACGGAACCTCAGCAGGAGCTATTATTGGAACATTAATCTGTTTAAAATTTGACTGGGAAACTATTAATGATTATATTATAAAACGCCCATGGCAGGATGTTTTCAACATTAATGTCCAAAATATTTTTGATGCTTATACAAAGAAAGGATTATTTGACCATAAAACGATTGAAAAATGCTTTAAACCACTTCTTGATGCTAAAGATATTCCTATGGAAATTACATTAGAAGAATTCTATAATTTATCTAAAATTGAGTTACATCTTTTTTCATTTGAAATCAATGAATATAAACCAGAAGATATATCTTATTTGACACATCCAAAATTATCCCTTATTACCGCAGTTCAAATGAGCTGCTGTTTGCCAATATTAATCACACCTGTTTGTATCGACAATAAATGTTATACAGATGGAGGTATAGTTTCTAATTATCCGTTAAATTATTGTATTAACTCTGGTAAAAATATCGATGAAATAATAGGATTTAAAAATAGATATAGCGATGATAAAAATTACATTGATTCTGAATCGTCGTTGATTGATTTTTTATTAAGTTTTTTATTTAAAGCCATTTTCAGTCTAAATACTGAACATATTCAACATAATGTTAAATATGAAGTTGTATGTAATGCGAGTTATTTAAGTATAAATGTGTTAAAAGATGCTTTAAGTAAGATAGAAGTCCGCAAAGATTTATTTAATAATGGTGTGGAAAGCGCAAAAATCTTTCTCTCTAACTTAGAGAACAGTGTTCAAGAATTGGGTGAGAGTAGCCTTTGAAGGTTTTGCGTCATATTCTATAACTTGACCATCCTTTAATAATTTGATGGTTGGATATCCTTCTATATTATATTGATTCACCATTTTTTCTACTTCAGCTGTTTCTGTAGAACAATCTATTTCTGTAAATATTACTTTATAACCATTTATTGTTTTATTTTCATATTCAGACTTTAATTCATTCCAAATTGGTTTAGCTGCTTTACAATGGGGACACCAGTCCGCAAAAAAGAATAATAACTCAGCTGTGCTGCTTTGTGAAGTGCCTAGAGGCACCTGTTCGCTATTCGGTTTATAAGCGGTCTTATTTTTTGCTGAAACATAATAAAAATAATAAAATAGTGCTAGAGCTCCAAATAAAATAACTACAAATATCGTAACTAGTGTAGTAGTGCTAATGTTTCCTCCCGCACTTTTAATTCTAGAAAACACCCCAGTATTCTCATTACCGAGTGGCAATCTAATACCAGAAGCTTCATTAAAATTTACGTATTTAGCCATTTATATATATTCTAGAAGAAATTATGAAACTGTTTTAACGAATATAATATAAAGCTAATTAATTATAGTTAATTATATAAAATGTTGTTTAGAACTATTAATGGAGAACTTATTGAAATTAATAAACACTCCTTTAAAAATGATAAGTTATATTACACCAAAATAATGGAAATAAAAACACCCTTTATTAAACAAGATTGTTTGTCTAAATTAAAAAAAACTCTTAATGATAAAAATTATTAATAACCCTATAAAAATAGTAAATACATAACTACAAATAATATTAATATTTAATTGTGATTTAATTTGGGAAGCCGTAGACATTGATGAGGCGTCTCTTAGTGAATTTGTTTGTTTATTATTTAAGTAAATGGTATAAACTAATATTATTAAAGCTATTAACTTCATAAACAATGATGTTTTAAAAAAATTACTTAATGGGCTAATTATAAAAAGAATAATCAAAAAAATGGAAGTAGCTGAGCACATACAGATTTGTTTAGTTGCGCTAGTAAAAACAGTTAAGTTAAATGCTTTATTCGTATCCATATAAATTTGACATATATTTTATTATTTGTATTTTAATTTTTTCTAATTAAATTATAGAATGAAACATACTCGTAAAAATATTACTACAAATAATAAAACAAAAAAGAAAAGAGTATTCACGAAAAAAGATTTTTTATCTGGCGATGGAATGATGGTAAAAATTTGGGGTCCGTTACAATGGACATATCTACATATAATGAGTTTTAATTATCCTGTTAATCCCACAGATGAGGATAAAAAACATTATAGGGATTATGTGCTAAATCTTCAATATGTATTACCTTGTAAGTATTGTAGGATGAATTTGTCAAATAATTTTAAGAAGAAACCATTGAATATGTGTCATATGGCTAGCAGAGAAACATTTTCTCGTTATATATATGAACTACATGAGACAGTTAATAAAATGTTACATAAGAAATCAAATTTGACATATTGTGATGTGAGAGAAAGATATGAACACTTTAGGTCTCGTTGTACAGATGAGAAACCCAAGGTATTTACGTTTAAGAAAAGCAATACAATGAAGAAAAAAGAAAAAGGATGCACTGAACCACTTTATGGCAAAAAATCAAAATGTGTTATTAATATTGTTCCTCTAGAAGATAAAACTGCTACATTTAAGATGGACAAAAAATGTATAAAATCTCGTGAATAAAAATTATTTATTATATTTCTAATAAATAATTTATGTTAGATATTTTGGTTTATATAATTTACATACCAAATTGAGAGAAATCATTCAAAACAGGTGAAGGCAAATAATCATTATTGATAGTGCTGTAGTTAGGAACCTTTTTACATTCAAAGGATGGCTCAGGACAACGTGCGCAAGCAGGGCAAGGAGGACATTTTTCTTGTCTTGGACATGAACCCGCAGCAGGACAAGCAGGACAAACAGGAGGAACAACTTCTGACTTAAGAATATATAAGTCTTCTTCTCCAGGTGGTATTTGGCTAGCAGGAATACCTTGGGGTAATGAACTAGCATAAGGATTTGATGCTACGCCAGCAACAGCATTTCCATAAGGACCTTGAGCATAATATGCTGTGTTTCCATATGGTCCAGTAACAGCTCCTGCGGACCCGCCATAAGGTCCTTGGTATTGGGCGTTAGGGTATCCATAAGGTTGCGTTCCTGCGACAGTATTTCCATAAGGTCCTTGAGCATAATAAGCAGTGTTTCCATATGGACCAATTACAGCTCCAGCGGACCCGCCATAAGGTCCTTGATACGCTAAACTATTAGGAGCTTGTTGAATTGGATAACCAGTGCTTCCATAATATTGTGTAGATGTAGCAGTAGTATTCGTATTAGAGGGAGCACTAGTTTGAGTAAATGTTATTGATTGACCACTTGGAAAATTAAATTGAATAACAGGTTGTCCATTATTACCTGTAACAACTGTAGCGTTTAAATTTCCAAATGGCGCATAAAATGTATTTGGTGATGCGGGAACATTAGATGAAGAAGGAGGTGTAGATGATAATATCATTGGCGTTGATTGTCCTACTTGATTTAATTGTAAGGATTGTGTTCCATCACTATTAGTAATAACCACTATAGTATTACCACTAGTATCTGAAAATGTCGCACCACTTTGAAGTTGTGCAGATGAACCAGTATAATGATTATAATTGTCAAAAGCACTAGATACAGCATTAGTTGTAGCATTATATGTATTATCTACGGCATTTGCGGTGGCATCATATGCGCTATCTACAGCATTAGCAGTTGTATTAACTGCGCTATCTACGTCACTAGCTGCGGTGTTATATAAATTAGATAACGAATCTTCTGCTGATGACATGCTTAAATCAAAACCTTCCTTATAAATGCTTCCTAAAAAAGAAGATAAAACTAAGCCTAATAATAAAATCACGAAAAGAAATAATGCTTCAGTGTTCATTGTATAATTTATATAGTGAAAAAAGTTTATAATATAATTGAATTGATTTTTGTAATAAAATATAAAATATACAATATAATATGAATAAAACAGACTATGAATGTGCTGAAATTATTGATGATTCAGATGAAGAGGTTATTATTGTTCCGAAAAAAAATAAAAAAATACTCAAATCAAAAACTCCTCAACAAATTTTAAAGAAATATTATAATGAAGATGATAAAATATTTGAAATAGGAGTAGATGAAGCTGGTCGCGGTCCATTGTTTGGAAGAGTCTATACAGGAGCGGTTATTTTACCTAAAGACGACACTTTTGACCATTCAAAGATGAAGGATAGCAAAAAGTTTCATTCAAAAAAGAAGATTGAAGAAGTGGCTGAATATATTAAAGCAAATGCGTTGGCATGGTATGTTTGTTATGAGGATGAAACAACGATAGATGAAATAAATATTCTTCAGGCGACACAACAAGCAATGCGAAACTCGATATTGGAAGTAAGAAAACAATTTAATAAAAAACTTTCACTTTCTGGAAGTGAAGAGATTAGAGATTATAATTACAATTTATTAATAGATGGTAACTATTTTATTCCACTTACAATATTAAATAAAAAAACGAATAAAATAGAAACTATACCATATACAACTATTGAAGGAGGTGACAATAAATATTCTTCAATTGCGGCGGCTTCTATTTTGGCAAAAGTAGAGAGAGACAAATATATTGATGACTTATGTCAGAAAAACCCATATTTATCAGAATATTATGGAATAGATACCAATAAAGGTTATGGCGCTAAAAAACATTTGGATGGAATAAAAGAACATGGCATTACAATATGGCATAGGAGAAGTTTTGGTATTTGTAAAAGTTATTAAATAGTAATAACACACGTAATAGATTGAATAAAATAAAATTGAAATGTATTTTTTATTGTAAATAACTTATAATAAAAAACAACGACTTAAAATTATATTTATAATTGAACCAATATGCGTGTATTAGTGTTTGATACTGAAACAACAGGCCTGCCTGAGACGAAAATAATAAGCCCAGATACTTTGGACAAATGGCCTCATATAGTCCAGTTTAGTTATATTATATACGACGATGAAGTTAACGATATAGTAGAAACGAAAGACTACATTGTAAGAGTTCCAGAAAATATTACAATTAGCGCGGATTCGATTAAAATTCATGGAATTACGAATGAAATGTCAATGACGAAAGGAGACAACCTAGATGAGATTTTTAATGAGTTCTTCTTTCATTTGAGAAGCTGTGATAAAATTGTAGGACATAATATATCTTTTGATATGAATGTAGTAAAGGTTGAATTATTAAGAATGATTAATTTAGTAACCCCCAGTGTTTCTGAGAAAAATTTAAAGGAAATAAAATTAAATCTTCATTATTTACAAAATATTAAAAATATTTATTGCACTTTACAGGAGTCAATTGAGCTTTGTAATATTCAATCTTTAAGTAAATATGGTAAACCGTATTTAAAATATCCAAAATTGAGTGAATTACATGAAAAACTATTTGAAACAACACCAAATAACCTTCATAACTCT